GAATTTGGCCCAGCGGATCATATCGGACGTCGGGAACCAACTCTCGTATGAGAGTTATTGTGCGCCTGGCGGCTGTCGGTGATACTAACATTATCACGATGGGTGATGATGCCGTGGAAGGTTATCTGGAAGACCTGGAGGACATGTACCTAGACATAGGTTATGTTCTTAAGGAGCCACTTCTGGTTGACCCAAGTCGCTTCGAGTTTTGCTCAAAGTGGTTTTCTCGTGGTGCGGTCTGGCCAGTTGACAGCTCAGTTCGGAAAATGGTCACAAATCTGATCCGCCACCCTTGTGCGCAAGCTAGCGAATCCATTCAGATGGAATTGCGTTATAGCCCGTACTATGGTGTTCTTAAGGATTTGGGACTGTTTGACGAATGGTGGGTCGAAAGACCCACCGCTAGTCAATAAGACTCCTCTATACCCAAGAGGCATCGTGGTAGGCAGGACGGGATAAAGCAAATTAATTTTGTTTTCAATTTAAATAATAATGAGTAATAAAGCGAGCATGGCAATTGAACAATTGCCCACCGAGTATTCTAATTATCTTAAAGTATCCCTGGACCCCTTCCACGACGCCTCCATTCGATTCGAAGGTGCCCCTACGTCGCGTAACGCTTCATCTGTGGTACTGTGTATAAACCAAGAACGGACATATAACGCTGACGATTTTGGCATCGATCCATTGACTTATAATCAATGGGATGCCCATTTTGTTATGTATCCGTTCTTAACCCCCAAGACGTTGGTCGGGGGAGTTGAACTCAATTCATCGACGGGATTTCTGCCATTGCTGGACACCACTGGTGCACAATACTGGCCCACAATGTATCCTATGTCGGTGCATGGAGTTGCCTCTGGTACGCCTACTTATAGCACGTCTAGCTATAACGTGGCGCCCAAGGTGAACATTTTAGGACTTCATAACCAGAACCTAATCAGTTATCTGACTGGTAGCAATACCACTCAGGGAACTCGTAATGGTCCTGGGAGACGGACTCTCCGCATAGTGGGGGAGTCGTTTGAGGTAGTTGATGAATCACCTGACATCTATGCCCAGGGAGCGTGCACAGTATACCGTTATCCGCTTGATGTTACACCTGCGAATCGATTGGTCCGCTTCGGCATTGCTACTGCCTCAGCTGGAACATCCGTTCCTAACCATGGTCCTCTAACGACTGGCTTACCTTATGTTGGAAACGCGCAGCAAGCGGTGACCTTATCAGAAGT